CATTTTTAAATCTCCTAGTTAATTAGTTTGGTCTACCTTTGATGCGACCTTCTTGGTACGCTTGTAAGAACTCATCAGCTCTTGCATTGTACTGTTCACGATCATACATCATCAGTTTCATAATATCTGCATATCTGTAAGTTGGCTTTGTTGATTCACCTGTACCACCAGTCTGTACTCCAGCTGCTCTAATAGCTTGTCGTCTTTGCTGATCACCGACTTGTTTAACACCTTCGTCTGCTGACTGGATAGTCTGCTCTTTAATCCCTTTTAAGGATTTATAGGTATCTAACAACTCTAGTGCTGCATCTGAGTCATAGTTATTTGCTGCTTCGTACAATTGCTTACGTACTTTAGAAGCTTGAATCCATTCATTGAACTCAGCACTCTTTGCTACGTCAACAAAATCAGGATGTTTTTTCTCAATTGTTGCTAAAGCTTCTAATTGCTTTTGGCGAACTAGTTGCTCTTGCATCTGTTTGAGAACTGGGTTATTCTCCACAGCCTGATTGACAGCCTTTGCAGGGTCGTCAAAAAAATCAATCTCTTGAGCCACTGGCTTAAATTCTTCTGAAGGTTTTACCCTTGATTCGAGTTGTTGCTTAATCAATTCATCAGCTAACTTCCTGACTTCACCAACTTCCTGGGCTTGTCTACCAATAAGCTTCTCAGCTTCTTGATGCATTTTGACAATTTCCTCTAAGGATTTGCCTTGATACTTACTTGGTATTTCAACCTCTTCTTGTGTACCTTGAGAGTTGTCCTGTGGATTCTCGTCAATACTGTTAGTAACGTCTTGGTTAGATAATTCTTCGTCTTGCAGTTCGATAAATTCAGCCATCTGTATCTCCTGTCGCTATGCGATTCTAGGATTCTTAAAAATAACTCGGTGTCAAGAGCACACTTATGAGTTACGCTTCTTTTCTTGTGCCATCTTCTCTTGTCTTACACGATTCCATCGGTCATAACTCGACGGGTATAATCCTGAGAAAGGCTCAAGATAGATACCACAGGCAGATATAATTCGTTCTGCAGTACCGTTACACTCACTACACTCAACCGTGTTTACCGTATCATCTACGAACCGTTCAGTGACGTGATTGTTTACACAACGGAATTCGAAAAGTCTTCTACTCATCTATTTTCTCCTCATTTTGGAGCTGATCGTAGACTTCTTCGCTAGATTCCCTTAGTGTCTTTATCCAGTTCATAATAGAGAGTTCTCCCTTTCTGAACCAGAGTTGTTCTTGTGTATCTACACCTCTTAGTGTATCAGTAGCGTCCATCATAATCTCTAGATCCTCTAGTAGATCTTTCCATCCTTTTGAGGATGTCATTGAAAAACGCTCTTCGTAATATTCTTGCAGTTCTTTTTTCATCTTTTTCCTTGACTTTGGAGATGATTTGTGTTATAAGGTGTTACTATTATAACATAGTTTTCTCCAAATGTCAAGTACTTTATTGCATTTTTAAGTATTTATTTTGCATCTGCATAGTAGCAATACGCTCATTAGACTTAATATCTTCAGCCTTAATTAAACGATCCGCTAGTTGCATACGCTTATCAAACTCATCAGCCAAAGGATCAGCTGTATTCTTAGAAGCTGCAGAGATTAATTTAGCCTGAGCTTCAGCAGGAATGTACTGAGTTTCAACACCAATCTGCTGTGCTTCTGCCATAGACTTAGCTGCATCTGCTTGAGCTTTCTGAACCATTGCTTCTTTAGCTGCCATTTCCAACATCTGTGACTGCTGAGCCATAGGATCAGGTTGAGACATCTGTTGAAGTTGAGCGATAATCTCTTCACGGTTTGAAAGACTTGAAGATTTAATGATACCTTGCAACAATACTGGAGTAATTGGACTGTTACCTAAAGTCTGCATCAAGCCAACCATCTGTTGTTGTTCGTATTCACGAGCTACCATACCCATAGATGACACTGGCAAGAAGATAAAGTCTTGAACTGGATATCTTTCAGGATCAAACTGCATGAATCTCCAAGCAGCTTTCTGAATAAATGGAATCAAGAAGTCTTCTTGGAAGTTAATCAAGGTACGCTTGTTCTTCTTCATCAATCCAGACAAAGCCATGGACAAACCTGCACCAGTTGCTTCACCACCAGCTACCTGTGAAGGCATAGATGCTGAATCAATAGTACCAGTAGCCTGTAAAAGCATAGACTGGAATGTCTGAGCTGTTTGCATATTAGCAGGATCAGTATTACCAAACTTAAACGGCATCATAATCTCATTAGGATTACCGTTAACAAGCATATTCTTACCTGCTTTAACTTCATACTTAGCACCACGAGGTAGACGAGTAGCGTCCATAGCCATCATAGGTGCAGTAGTCAATGCTAAGCTGTCTAAGTGAGCACGAATCTGTGCATCAACAGCCTTCTGCATGTTGTAACCCTTCTCAGCTGTACCACGTCCCCAGAATCTACCAGGCATTGAGTCAGCTTGGTAAGCTACAATAGGGCGATCCATCATCATGTAAGGGTTACGCTCAGCTTTAAGAAGGTGTTTGTCATCAGCAATAACAACAATAGCTTCAACTAAGTCAGCATAGTCGTCCATTGCTGAGTCTTCAGGGAATAAATCAACTACTTCAGCTTCTTCATTCTCTAATTGATCAAGATACTCACGAGGAATTAGACCGTAGTAGCGAATAACACGTAGTTTACCGTCTTGATAGTTAACATCTTCCTGAGTTCTTTCTAGATCTGACTCTACTGCACTAGGAGCAATCTCACATTTACGGTAAATACCTGTTTCCATGCCCTTAATAACTGTATGGAATGACATATATTCTTCAACAGCCACGCCTAAAGCGTCTTCTACAGTACGTGCATTAGGCTCAATAAGGAAGTTACGTGGGTGAATTGGGTTAAGTTCTACTAAGAACTGTTGTTGTTCTGTTACACCGATAGCTGCTACGTTAGCACCAGGGATTGGTTGTGTAGCTGGAGCTAATACAGTTGTATCTTTGATAGTAATCTCACCAATACCTGTACCAAATAACTCACCAAGCAGGATAATATTATCTAAAGACTTCTTAATCTTAGCACGTTTAAAGTCTTCGTGCATCTGTTGCTTCATGAGTTCTACATCAGCTGGGTTTTGATCAACACGATCATCAACCACATCAAAGAACTCACCACGTCCAAACACTGCTTCACTGATCTCAGCTTGTTTAGCTTCGATAGCTTGCTGTAAAGCTGGTGTTACGATACGAGATCTTTCTGATTCACGCATCTTGTCTTCTGCTGCCCAGATACCTCGGAACAATCTTTCGTATTCGTCCCAGCTATCTAAGTAGTTTACGTCACGATGATCTCTCCACTTATCACAGTGTTCAACAACGAAACTAACAATCTCTTTATCAGATTCTGTTTCTTCGTATAATTTACCATCTTCGTAATTTTCAGCCATGTTTTTCCTCTTTAGTAACCTGATACCCAATCAAGGGGTTCTAAATCTTCTTCGTTGTCATCAACAAAGTAGCTTGTGATAGCTAACTGGTCTATGTAACTTAAAGCATCCAATAAGTCATCATGAACTTGTGGTGTTGGAAACATAACGAATTCATCTCTGAACTCATCCCAGTCTTCTTCTTCATTCAAGGTAATCTTACCGTGTTCAAATCTACCTTGTAATGCCCATACCACACGTTCAGTTTTCTTCTTGTTACCGTGTGTTAAATCTTCAATATGACAGTATGTATTGTTAGACCTCATTAGATCGCTTAGATAAGGCAATACAGCGTTCTTTAGAGATCCTCGTTCTATACCTACACCACTTGGTTGGAACTCTCTAACGTTCTTTATAATGCGTTGGCAAGTCTCTTTAATATCCCAACGACCATGTTCAATTTTCCGAACAAACCATTTACCTTCATCAGTGACTTTAACCACTGCAATAGCTGACTGGTCTAGTCTTTTCTTAGAAGCTTGACTCATACCAATGTTCTCAAAGCCAGCTAAGTCAATAGCAATGTAGTAGTTACCGTAGTCAGGTTCTTTACCGAACTTTAACCACTCTTCTTTGAAGGTGTCCGTACCAGCATTATCAAATGAAGCTTCATATTCTTGTTTAAATGCAAAGCTACTTAATGTCTTCTTAGCACCTTCAATCTCTTTAGGATCAATCAGTGGATTGTCCTTGGTTGTGAAGTGCCATGATTTCCATTCTTCATCTTCACCGTCGAGACCTTGGTTGTACATGTCGTAGAACCAGTTACGTCCCTTAGGAGTACCAATGAATAATGCTCTACCTTTCTTATCCGACAATGCAGCTCTGAGTACTTTCTCCCAAGTCTCTTGCTTAATGTCAGCTACTTCGTCGAGTACCAAATAAGTAAGAGAAACACCACGTAAGGTATCAGGGCGATCAGATCCCCTAACATAAATCTTAGCTCCATTGATCAGAGTAATATCCATGTTGTTGACATGACTACTCGTGATAACATCTCTACCTAAGTCCATCAGAGCATCCCAGATAATCTGCCTGGCTTGTCCTTGGGTAGGAGCTACGTACATCACTGCTGAACCTTTAGGACAACGTAGTCCCTCTACTAGTAGGTTCACAACAGATAATCTACTTTTACCACATCGTCGTCCTGCGACAACAACCTTAAATCTTGTATTGTCTTTATACACTTCTTGCTGCCAAGGAAGTAACTCGAAATTAAGATTCATCGTAGTCTACATCCGTTACATCATTATCAATGACTTCAGCTTCTTCTATCTTAGCTTCACCAATACCAGTGATATTAATCGTTACTGCATTGCGTTGTCCTTTAGAGTCCTTCTCAAACAAAGACGTTGGTAAGACACGATCCATGCACATCTTTAAAGCAGCCATCTGACCAGCATGATTGTCATCCATAGCTATAGACACAATCTTATTAATAACTTTATTCCCTGTAGTACTCAAGAGTCTAGCCTTCATCTCTTGAATCCTAGCAGCGTCACCTGCTGGTCTTCCTACTTTACCTCTATTGCCTAACTTCTTAGACTCGACGAGAGCCTTAGGAGGTCTTCCTCGTCGTGGCTTAGTAGGTTCTAAGACAGGTTCATCTATGCTAATAGACACAATATTATCATTGTCTTTATTCAATCTTTGTCCTTTAAGGAGATCTCTAATGTAAACTTATATAGATAGCTTCTATGATCTTTAGAAGTACTACTAAAGTTATCTATATAAGTCATATATGTTATTACTTATATATGTTTATTATAACTTAGTAAGTTACACTTATGTTCATATAAGTATTATATCATACTTTTATGGATTTGTCAAGTACTTTATGAACTTTATTTGTATACGTTAGTAGCACCTATGGTGTGTACATTATGTGTACCCGTTCGTGATAGAGACGTTAGTGACTACTAACATAGTAGATGTACTCTAAGGTAGCCTTCGGTGCACAGAGTAGCCTACGGTGAGCATATCGTCTAGGAGATCATTAGAGGCTCTATAAGGCATTTAATTAATAAATACATACCCAAGGTACTCTCTTTTGTTAAAACTCAATAGAGAGCGTTTAAAGAGCTTATAGAGGTATCTGTTGTTTTTACTTTTTTGTGTGCTTATGAAGCATCATCAAAATCTACACGCACACGCAACCCCTCTCCCCCGTCACTTTATGAGTAACTTTTGAGATCTTGTCGGGTTATGTTCGTTAAAGTTAACATATGAGTGACTGTAATGCATCCTATACGATATCTTATGAGGTACTCAAGCGACAATCAACACGCTTAAAGTCTTAATAGTTTATTCAATAACATTATATAATTATCTTAAGTGTAAAGCATTGATATCATTGAATTAATAACCCTATAAAGTACTCAAGTATTCATACCTTTTATATCATAGTTAAAAGCTATCAATTCATAAGGCCTTCATAGATAAATACAATTAGACTTATCCAAAAACATGCCTATAATTCCCTACATGCAATAAATTTTTTAACGTTTTTATAGGGGTTTAAAATGATCAAAAGCTTATTAATGTACGTTAAGACGGATCTAGGTTTTACTTATACAATTGACTATAAACAAGACGCACAATGGTACGCTGTACTCGAATACAATGTACATTTCAATGATCTTGAAGACGTGCTACAATGGATCAATACAAGAGAAAAAGAGCTTGTACAATACAATGAGGGTTTTTAATATGACTAAGCAAGAATTAAAACAATATCAAAATGTAAGTATTTATGAGATTCTAGGGGCTTGTCTTCTAGGAGCAATTGGCGGTACAATCTTAGCACTTGTATACATTGGAGGGTTTTAATATGGCTAAGCTTAAATTTAAAAGAAAAGCAATGCTAGGTTTTAACAGCAATGCCAAAACAATCAAGGGAAATACAATCGGATACTATACCGGTATTCTATACTTAGCTCCTAGTGATATTTCAGGGTATCAAGTATGCCCAATGGCTAAGCTTGCCGGATGCGAAAAAGCTTGCCTATATACATCAGGTAGGGGAGCTTTTAATAGTACCCAATTGGCTAGAATTAATAAAACAAAAGAATTTTTTAGTGATC